GGGCAGGGACTCAAGCACATCACGGAGAACACTGATTGGCACAGTGAACACGTGGCCATGTGTAAGTCTCACCTCAAAGAGCAGCAGAAACCGGTGATTGGAAAGGACCCACTCCTCACCGGTAAAGCAGGCCAATCAATCGTGGCCTGGGACAAGACCTTGAACCTCATGGTCGGTCCGTGGGTTCGGAAGGCGGAGCAAGTTCTCTTCAACCAATCGAAGGGAAAAGTCAAACTGCTCAATGGCATGAAGGAGGAAGAAGTCATCGCCATCCTGGAAGCTGACGCCATACCGGGCGAGTCCTACATCGACAACGATTGGACTGAGTTCGACAGCAACCAGAACAACCTCACTCGGGCGATCTTCGGAAAGATCATGGAGAAAGTGGGGATGCCGCCCGCGCTTCTGGCTCAGTTCATGGAGCAGATGAAGACGCGGAAGGTTGTGTCGGACTCCCTGCTTCTGCGGGTGAACGACAAGAAGGACTCAGGCGGTCCTCACACACTCGTCGACAACTGTGTGTACAATCTGGCCATCTGCCTGGACATCATGGTCAACATCACCCGACTTTACATCAAGGGAGATGACAGCTTTGCCCGCGGCCTGGGACTCAGCTGGGACATGGACCAGATCGCCTACTACCAGGCCACGTGTGGGGCTCAGCTCAAGCCCGGCGCGAGTGGGACTTTCGTCAGTTTTCTCGTGACGGAGTCCGGAGCGGCGTACGACCTCATCAGGGTTGCAGCTAAGATTCTCTCCAGGTTCTACACCAGTGAAGAGGATTTCATGCTGTACCAGGAAGCAATCCACGGCCAGTTCAAGAAATTGGACAACACCGAGGCGCTCAACATGATCAGGGTCAACGCGCTCTTCCACGACAAGAGCACCCAAAGCATCGGCGACTTCGACGCCCTCCTCAGCTTCATCAACCGGTTCGCCCGGGGGGAGGTCAAGTTCGCAGAACTGGTGCAGGGAGAGCCCTTCCACCGCAAGACAGAGGCGGTCCTTCACGACTTCAGAGGACCCCGGATCGTCGGCGAGCGGAGGGAGGCAGTCCGTGAGAGCTGGGCTAACAACAGCCAGCGACTCCGGATGATGGGACGGAGCTCAGCAATGGGCTTCGCGAGGGTCAGTGCCGCGCTGTTCTAAAGGGTCATTTTCTTTCCATCTGAGATGCCACCCAAGA